AACGTTTAAATCCTTAATAAATAAATAAAAAGTTCCAAAAAATGGCTGCCATTATAACTGATCAGATCAGAATATTAAATGCGAAGAACTTTGTGTCTGGTGTACAAACCAGCACAAATTCATATTATTCATTTATTGGTTTGCCTAATGCAACCGATATAGAAACTGATTGGGATTCAGATCCACCAGATCCAAAAGATAATTTTGATCAAGAAAATGATTACTGGGATACTATACTTGCACTGAAGAAGATTACTTCTACAGATGTAAGACAAGTAGTTAAAAAAAGATTGTGGACATCTGGTACTACTTACGATATGTATCGTAGTGATTATAGTCGTACTAATACTGCTGCAGTATCTGGTGCAACTAATTTGTATAATGCAACTTATTATGTAATTAATACTGATTATAGAGTTTATGCATGTCTAAGAAATGGAATTGATCCTGATAATCCTAATGGAAAACCTTCACTTGATGAACCAACATTCACAGATCTAGAACCAAGAGCAGCTGGAACTAGTGGTGATGGATATCTTTGGAAGTATCTTTATACAATTAAACCAGGTGATATTGTAAAATTTGATTCTACTGATTTTATTCCTGTTCCTGACGCATGGGAAACTAATACTGATGATGCAGCAGTTAGAGATAATGCAGTTGATGGATCTATTAAAGTTGTAACTATTACTGAGAGGGGAGTTGGCGTTGGAACTGCTAATAGAACTTACAGTAGAGTTCCTATTAAAGGTGATGGTACAGGAGCAGAATGTACTATTGTTGTTAATAATGATCAGCAAGTAGAATCTGTAACTATCTCAAATCAAGGATCTGGATATACATTTGGAAATATAGACCTTGTAAATGGTGGAGTTCCTACTGGATCTACTAGACCATTGTTTGATGTTGTCATGTCCCCTCCTGGTGGACATGGTTCTGACATCTATAGTGAATTGGGTGCATATAATGTTCTTCTTTATTCAAGAATTGAGAATGATATAGAGAATCCTGATTTTATAACAGGTAACCAAATTGCAAGAGTAGGTATTGTTGAAAATCCAAAAACTTATGGATCGACATCAAATCTATCCTTAGATAAAGCAAGTGCTACTCAAGCATTAAGATTGACAGGTGCTGGTTACAGTAGTGCTACTTTTACAGCAGATGCGTTTATTACTCAAACAGTTGCTACTGGATCTACTGCTGTAGCAAGGGTTGTAAATTATGATCAAACAACTGGTGTATTGAAATTATGGCAAGATCGCACTATGGCTGGATTTAATACAGTTGGTGCTGCCATTACTAATCCCACGTATGGTTTTGATCAGGTTGATTTTACAGCATCACCTTCTACTGGTGGAAATTTGACTATTGTTCCATCTACGGGTTCAAATTTGGCAATTGAGACATCCTTTACAGGTATAAGTACTGTAATAAATAGTAGGACGTATTACCTTGGCCAATCATTTACTAATGGTATAGCGAATCCAGAGGCTAAAAAGTACTCAGGAAATATTATTTACGTTGATAATAGACCTTCTATCACTAGGTCTGCCAATCAAAAAGAAGACATAAAAGTCATTTTGCAGTTCTAAAAAATCATGCCACAGCAAACGAATTTAAACGTCGCACCATATTTTGATGATTTTGAAGCGTCTAATGATTTCCATAAGGTTTTATTTAAACCTGGTTATCCTATACAAGCAAGGGAGTTAAGTACTCTTCAATCTATACTGCAAAATCAGATTGAGAAGTTTGGTCAACACTTTTTCAAAGAAGGTGCTAAAGTAATTCCAGGAAATATTGGATATACTCAACTTTATAGATGTGTACAGTTACAAAATACATTCCAAGGAGTACCCGTTGCTGCATATTCTGATCAATTAGTTGGGACAAAAATTACTGGAAAGGTTTCAGGTGTTACGGCAATTGTTGATAAAGTATTATTAGCAGAAGATTCGGAAAGAGGAAATCTTACATTATATGTAAATTATTTAAATTCAAATACTACAAATAATTCTACTGAAACATTTAATGATGGTGAAGAATTAACTTGTGATACTACTATTACTTCTGGATTACTTGGAAATAATGCAATAGCGGCAGGAGATTCTGTTGCTGTAACTTTTGGAACTAATGCTTCTGCAACAGGTTCTGCATTCCAGATACAAGAGGGTGTGTATTTTATTCGTGGAAATTTTGTTAATGTAGATACTGAAACTCTTATTCTTGATCAATATGATAATAAACCATCATATAGAGTTGGTTTATTTGTAAATGAAGAGATAATTAATGCAGATCAAGACGAAACTTTAAATGATAATTCTCAAGGATATAATAACTACTCTGCTCCTGGTGCAGATAGACTTAAAATTACCACAAGTCTTTTCAAAAAATCTTTAAGTGATTTTGATGATAATAGTTTTGTTGAACTTGGGACTATTGAAGATGGAAATTTACGTTCTTTAAAGAGAAATACCGAATATGCTGTTGTAAGTGATGAATTAGCTCGTAGAACATATGATGAATCTGGTGATTATTATGTAAAACCATTTGATATTACGGCTGTAAACTCTCTTAACAATCTTAAAGGAAATAGAGGTGTTTATAAGGAAGGTCAATTTACATTTGGAGGAGAAACTCCATCTGATGATTTAGCACTTTATAAAGTATCTCCAGGTAAAGCATATGTTAGAGGATATGAAATAGAGACTATTGCTCCTACTTTCCTTGATGTAGAGAAACCAAGAACTACTAATACCATTAAAGATAATGCTATTCAGTATAATACTGGACCTACTTTAAAATTAAATACCACATTTGGTAATCCTACTGTTGGAATTGGAAATACTTATATTGTAAGTTTAAGAAGTCTCAGACAAGGTTCTACTCAAACACAAGCTGTTGGTGATGAAGTTGGTCTTGCTAGGGTTTATGATTATAGATTAGAGTCAGGTTCTTATGATGCTTCTAATGCAGATGTTAATGAATGGGATCTTGCTTTATATGATGTACAGTTAGTTACTAATCTAACAGTAAATGTTGCACAAACTCTTACTGTTCCTACTTATATCAAAGGACAAAGTAGTGGTGCAACAGGATTCCTTAAAGATGCTGTAACTGCTGGAACAGGTGTAACTGTTTATCAAAGTAATGGAAGTTTTATTCCCAATGAGAAACTAAATTTCTTAGGATCTCGTGGTGATTCATATGGAACTGCCACAGTTAAATCAATTGATAAAAAATCTATTTCAGATGTTAAGTCTGTTTATGGTTCATTAGATGGTACTATTGGTATTAATACATTTAATGCTAATACAATTCAATCCACAAAATTCAGTATTGGAGCAGCAGGTATTACAACTTATTCTGGTGGTATTAGTACTATAACCAGTGGTAATCCAAATCTTGTTGGACTTACAACTGTTGGAGATCTAATTGCATATAACACTCCAACTGGTAAATTTACTGATCCAGTTTATGGTAGAGTTACTGCTATTAACAGTGATAATATAACTGTTACTGCTACTGATGCTGTAAGTGGAGTTAATGCTGATATTGCTGATGATGCTGCTAATCTCGGTGCTGCTCTTGCAGTTAGTGATTTAAGAGTACTTCAAACTTCTCTTGATACTTCTACAGATAATACTCTTTATACAAGACTTCCTAAATCTAATGTTTCAGATGTTGATCTTACAGATGCAAATATTACTATAAGAAAGACTTTTGATGTTCAGATTCTTAATAATCAAATAACTGCTGCTACTGTACCTACAGCAGGTGCTAATGAAACTTTCTTGTCATTTGATGAAGAAAGATATTCTTTGGTAAGAGAAAATGGTTCTACAGAAACTCTTACTTCGGATAAGGTTGTTATTAGTACTGCTGGTGATACTTTCCAAGCATATAATTTAGCAGATAATGGAAGTGCTGCTGTTGCAGAAAAAGCAACTCTTATTGGTACTTTAAGAAAAGTAAAACCAACATCAAAAGTAAAAGTTCTTAATAGAGTTAATAGTGTTGTTATTGATAAATCAACTCTTAGAGCATCTGGAACTGGTAGTACTACTTTGAATGATGGTTTGACATATGGAAATTATCCATATGGAACAAGAGTTCAAGATGAAATTATTTCCCTCAATGTTCCTGATATTATAGAGATTCATGGTGTATATGAAGCATCTGATGCTGATACAGGAAGTACTTTATCTGCTCCTAAGGTAACTCTTACTTCTATTACAAGTAATTCAACTACAACTGCTGAATATATTATCGGTGAAGAAATAGTTGGTCAAACAAGTGAGGCGGTTGCTATAGTTGCGGAAAAGGTTGCAAATTCAGCTGCTCAAATTGCGTTCATTTATAAGAATGAAAATAGATTTGTTGAAGGTGAAACTATTATATCAGCAGAATCTAAAGTAAATGCTCAGATTGTAACTCTTACAGACCCAAGTTTTAATATTGGAGCTAATTATAGATTTGGTACTGGACAAGAAAAAACCTTCTATAATATTGGTACTATTAAGAGAAAGTCTGATTCTGATTCTCCTAAGAAGAAATTGAGAGTTTACTTCTCAAATGGATATTATGAGTCTACTGATGATGGTGATGTTACAACTGTAAATTCTTATAAGAATTTTGATTATGTAAATCAAATAAAGGAAGTTGATGGTATTAGAACTAGTGATATTATTGATATACGACCTAGAACAAGTGATGTTTCTTCAATATCAGAAGGAGATAGATCTCCTTTAGAATTCTATGGAAGATCATTTAATGCATCTGGAAATTCTGCTACAAATATTCTTGCTTCAGATGAAACTCTCTTAACTACTTTCTCATATTATCAAGGAAGAATTGATAGAATTTTCTTAACTAAAACTGGAACATTCCAAGTTAAGTATGGACAACCTTCTGATAGACCAGAAAAACCAATTCATGTTGAAGAAGCAATAGAAATTGCTACTGTAACTCTTCCTCCATACTTATTTGAACCATCTGATGTTTCGTTCCAATTCTTGGAATATAAGAGATATCAAATGAGAGATATCAAAAAGTTAGAAGATAGAATTAAGAGTCTTGAATATTATACTGCCCTTTCACTTTTAGAGACAAATACTGCTAGTTTATTTGTTCCTGATGCAGATGGTTTGAATAGATTTAAGTCTGGGTTCTATGTAGATAATTTTAGTGGTTTTAAAACTCAAGAAAATAATCTTTCAATTAAAAATAGTATTGATCCAAAATACAAAGAATTACGTCCTCAACATTATACCAATGCTGTTGATTTAATTTTTGGACCAGTAATTAATGTTGATACCTCTGAGGATGAAAATTTCAAAACCATTGAAGGAGTAAATGTAAGAAAAAATAGTGATGTTATAACTCTTGATTATTCGGAAGTTGAATATATTAAACAATCTTTTGCTACAAGATCTGAAAGTGTAACTCCTTTCTTGATTAGTTTCTGGCAAGGAAGTATGGAATTAACTCCTTCTTCAGATACTTGGGTAGATACTGCAAGACTTGATGCAAAAGTTATTGAAATTGAAGGAAATTATGCTGCAACCATGGCTTCCATGGCTCAGACAGATGGTATTGATCCACAAACTGGATTAGGTCCAATGCTTTGGGATTCTTGGTCAACAACTTGGACTGGTAGAAATGTCGTTGAAACCACTGTAAGGAGAGAAATTAATAATCAAGGTTGGCGAGGAGTCATATGGGGTGGTAGAGGTATAGAAGTAAGAGGAACTCTAACAGACCAAGTTTTTGAAGATAGATTTCAACAAGTTACCGAAACTGGTGTTGAACAACGAAGTGGAACTCAAACAGTTGTTACTGAACAATTTGATACTGAGTCTGTTGGTGATCGTGTTGTAAGTAGAGAACTTGTTGCATACATGAGAGCAAGAAACATTGCTTTTGATGGAAAACGCATGAAACCATTAACTAAGATGTATGGTTTCTTTGATGGTGAGGATGTAACTAAGTATTGCGTTCCAAAACTTCTTGAAGTTACGATGAGTTCTGGGACTTTTGAAGTCGGAGAGACTGTTATTGGACAGGTACTTCAAACTGGAACTGGTGTACAAAATACAACTACCACTGCACATATTACATTCAGAGTAGCACAACAGAATCATAAAGAAGGACCATATAATGCTCCTACTAATACTTATAGTACGGATCCATACAATTCCCAATTATTAGGGTCTTCATATGCCACGACATCAACTATTTTGAATGTGGATACATATTCCCTTTCAAAAGAAGCTCAAGGTGAATATGTTGGATGGGTTCAGACTGGTATGATTCTTACTGGCAAAACTAGTGGTGCTCAAGCAACAATAAGTGATGTAAGGCTTATTTCCGATCTAGCAGCAGATGTTCAAGGAAGTCTATATCTTCCAGATCCTAATAATCTCAATCATCCTAGATTTGAAACTGGTACGAAGGTCTTTACTTTGGTTAATGATGAAAATAATGATCAAGATAATGCATCAACAATTGGTGAAGAAACATTTACATCCTCAGGAACTCTTGAAACAGTTCAAGAGAATATCCTATCAGTTAGAAATGCGAGAGTTGAACAAAGACAAGAATTCCAAGAAAGGAATGTTAATAGAAATCTCGGAACCGAATTAGTTAGTTCTACTCTGGTTTCAGAAAATGTTCGACGTAATGTAGTTGTTGGATGGTATGATCCTCTTGCACAATCATTCTTAGTTGAAGATGAAACTGGTGTATTCTTAACCAGTTGTGATATTTTCTTCAGAACTAAAGATGATGGAGAGGTTCCTTGTGTATTCCAGTTGAGAACCATGAAGAATGGTTATCCAACTCAACATATTCTTCCTTTCTCTGAGATTGTATTGCAACCAGGTGATATACAAACATCTGCTGATGGTTCAGTTGCTACTACAATTGAATTTAAGGCTCCTGTTTATTGCGAACAAGGACAAGAATATGCTATTGCCTTAGCATCAAACTCAACAAAATATAGTGTCTATATTTCACGTATTGGTGAGAATGATCTATTATCACAAACCTTTATTTCTAACCAACCATATTTGGGATCTCTCTTTAAATCTCAGAATGCTTCTACATGGGAAGCAAGTCAGTGGGAAGATCTTAAATTTACTCTTTATAGAGCAGATTTCTTAGAGAATGGAACTGTAGAAACATACAATCCAGAACTTACTAAAGGTAATAATCAGATTGCTAAATTGATGCCTAATCCTTTAAATATAGGTTCTAGAAAACAAAGATTAGCACTTGATCAGGGAATTTCTGATGGTGATTTAAGGTTTGGTAATACTATAACTCAGACAGAATCATTAGCATCTGCTAATTATGTTGGTTCTGCTGGTACTGCAACTGGTGATATGGGTATCCTAAATCCAGGTATTGGATATACTCCTTCTAGTGGTAAGGTTACTTATAGTGGAGTAAATCTAGTAACTATTAGTGGTAATGGTCATGGGGCAACTGGTGATATTACTATTTCAAATGGATCAATTGTGGCTTCTGGTGCAACAATTGCAGCAGCAAGTGCTGGTGGTAGTGGATACCGAATTGGTGATGTTGTAGGTATTGATACTCTTGGTTCTGGACCATTTAAGAATATTGGTTCTAATGCTAGATTAACTATTGCTGGTATTGGAAGTACTAGTGAATTAATTGTAGATAATGTTCAGGGAACATTTAATACTGGTGCTGGTTATACAATGACCTTTACCAATAATGCAGGTATTACAACAGAACTAAACTGGACTTCTGGTGGTGGTGGAGTTCAACTCAATACTGTTGATACTGAAACTGATGGATTACATATTGAGGTTAATCATAAAAACCATGGTATGTACTTTGATGATAATAAAGTAATTATTTCTGAAGTATTATCTGATGTTAAACCTACTAAATTAACTGCTGCATATGATCTTGGTTCTACTGGAACTATATCAGTTCAAGATGCATCTAATTTCTCAACCTTTGAACAAGTTGGTGTTGGTACTACTAACGTTGGATTTGTTCAGATTGGAGAAGAAGTTATTGAATATAGTAACGTTGCTGGTAATACTATTGGTGGAGAAATTACAAGAGGATCTAATCCTGCTTCTTATCCTGTAGGTACTCCAGTTTATAAGTATGAACTTGGTGGAGTTAATTTGAAGAGAATTAACAAAACTCATACATTATCAGATGTAACAAAATCAGATGCTATCACATTTGATTCATATTGCGTGAAATTGGATATGTCTGAAATATTGAGCGTTGGAACCAATACTCAAAACGTAAGTAGAGCTGTTGATTCGGGTTATGCTAAACTCTTTATTAATGATACTAAGAATACTGGTGGATATAATGTAAGAGCAACTCAAAATATGCCTTTTGAAGTTATTACTCCAATGGTTCAGAATATGTGTGTTCAAGGAACCACATTGGAAGGTGAAGTTAGAACAGTTACTTCTAAGAGTATTAGTGGTAATGAAATTCCTTGGGTTGATGTTGGATTTGAGAATATTTCGTTAAACCAGACCAATTATCTTGACACTGCAAGATTAGTTGCATCTAAAGTTAATGCTGATACTAATCTAACTACCTTACCTGGTAATAAATCATTTAATATGAGACTGTTATTAGGTACTACAGATTCTCGTGTAAGTCCTGTAATTGATGGTCAAAGAATGAATGTTGTTCTAACTTCTAATAGAGTTAATAGTGTAATTTCTAATTATGCAACAGATGAAAGAGTGAATAATGTGTTTAATGATCCAACTGCATGTCAGTATATTTCTAAGGAAATTAATCTTGAAACTAGTGCATCTTCTTTGAAAGTATTAATTTCTTCTCATATTAATAATTTCTGTGATATTAGAGTATTCTATGCAATTAGTGACCAACCTGGATTTGATCCTATATTCACACCTTTCCCTGGTTATTCAAATCTGAATGATAAAGGTGAAGTGATTGCTATTCAAGACAATAACGGTGAGTCTGATAAGTATATTACTAAGACAAATACATATGGATTTGATTCTTCTGGGTTAGAGTATAAAGAATATACTTTTACTGCAGATACTCTTCCATCATTTAGATCTTATAGAATTAAGGTTGTATTAACAGGCACTAATCAAGTTTATGTACCTAGAATGAAGGATCTCAGAGTTATGGCTCTTGCTTAATATGACATACTACAAAGTAAAAGATCATGGTGATTTACTCAGAGATTCTAGGACTGGTGCAATAGTGAATACAAATTCTTTAGATTATGATAAGTATATTGCACAGCGAAATGCTAAAAGTGCAGAACATGAAAAAACTGATAATATTGAGCAAGATCTTGCTAATTTAAAAAGTGAAATCAATGAAATTAAATCCTTACTCCACAAACTAGTATCTAATGGCTAATCAAACAATTGTCTTTGACCCCACTGCTGGCGTACCTGTAGGTGCTAATTTAACCATATATGGTGGTTCTGCACTTGCTGCTGATTTTAGCATAGTTGATACTGGAAGTGTTGCATATGATCTTAGTGGATTTACAGGATCATCTCAAATGGCAAAGAGCGTTGCTGTTGGAGCAACATTAGGTGCTAAAGCAAGTTTTACTGTAGGATTTACAAGTGCTGCAGATGGTAAGATACGAGTATCTTATGGTGCAACACAAACATCAGAATTAAGTGCGGGAAGATATATGTATAATGTTCTAATAAGTACTGGAACAACAGTCTATAATCTTATAGATGGTAATATTATGGTATATGCAGGTATTTCGTCTTCACCTGGTTCAGCTTAACTAAATATTGTAGAGGTACTGTATAAATGGCACAAGCATCAACACGGTCAGAATTTAAACAATATTGCCTAAGGCAATTAGGTGCTCCTGTACTGGAAATTAACCTTGCTGAAGAGCAATGTGAAGATTTAATTGATGATGCCCTGCAACTTTTTCAGGAAAGGCATTTTGACGGTGCAGCACAGACATATTTAAAATATAAAGTTACCCAAGATGATATTGATAGAGGTAATGCTAATAATAAAACTGGATCAAGTAATACTTTAGGAATTACTACTACATCTGCAGAAACTACAATAGTTGGTACTGCAGTTACTTTTAATTACTATGAGAATAGTAATTATTTACAAATGGATCCTGCAGTTATAGGAGTTAATAAGATCTTCCGTTTTGATGGATCTCAAACTCTTAGTAGTAATATGTTTAGTGTGAAGTACCAGTTATTCTTGAATGATGTATATTCTTGGGGTTCTATGGAACTCTTGACATATGCAATGACAAAGACTTATTTGTCTGATCTTGATTTCTTATTGAATACTGAGAAACAGATACGATTTAATCAAAGAATGGATAGATTGTATTTAGATATAGATTGGGATGATGTAGTTAAGGATGATTTCTTTATTATTGATTGCTGGAGATTAGTCGATCCTGCTGATTATGCAAGAGTATGGAACGATTCATTCTTAAAGAGATATTGTACTCAACTCTTTAAACGACAATGGGGACAAAATCTAATTAAATTCCAAGGAGTAAAACTACCTGGTGGAATAGAACTTAATGGTAGACAAATATATGATGATGCTCAAAAAGAGTTAGAAAGAATTGGTGATCAGATGATGTCTACATATGAGTTACCACCATTAGATTTGATAGGTTAAGATTATGGTACTTAACCCATTCTTCACACAAGGAACTACAGGTGAACAGAACCTAGTTCAAGATCTTATAAATGAACAGTTGAAGATGTATGGTGTAGATATTTTTTATCTACCTAGAAAATACTTAACGACGAATACTGTAATAAAAGAGGTTGTACAATCAAAGTTTGACGTAGCATATCCACTTGAAGCTTACGTGGATAATTATGATGAGCATTCTGGTGGTCCAAACCTTCTTACAAAGTTTGGTATTCAGTCTCAGGATGAAGTTAGATTGATTATTTCAAGAGAGAGATTTGAGAATTATCTTACTCCCTTACTTGCAAATCAGGATGATATTAAATTATCAACACGACCTAAGACTGGTGATTTAATTTGGTTCCCATTAGATGACCGTATCTATGAGATTAAAGATGTTGAATGGCAGAAACCATATTACATGCTCCAAGATCTTTATACTTATATCCTCTATTGTGAACTCTTCCGCTACGAGGATGAGGTTATTGATACTGGTATTGATGAGATTGATAATGAGTTGACTGGAGATGATGTTGATGGTACTACCGAAGATGGCATCAGTACCATTCAAGGACCTACTCAAACGCTTACAATGGTTGGTACGGGTGTAAGTGCTGCTGCATACACTAATGTAGTTCTACAAGGTGGTTTACGACTTATTACACTTTCCAATAGAGGTGGTGGATATAGTGAAAATCCAACTGTTGCTATTAGTTCTGCACCTACAACAAATAATGTTAGTCCATATCAAACAGGTATTGCTACGGTAACTACTATTGGTGGAATTGCATATTGTAATAAGAATGTTAACTCTAAGTTGGTATCTATTCAATCAGTTCCTATAACCAATCCAGGTGCAGGATATACTGCAGGACCAGGTATACAATTTGTTGGTGGTGGAGAAGATGGTGCAGGAGCAGCTGCTACTTCCTTTAGTGGTGATGGTACATTGGGTGTGGTAACCTTTACTAACTTTGGTAGTGGATTTACTACTAATCCAACAGTTACAGTTTCTGCTCCAGGTGCAGGTGGTACAACTGCTACTGCTGTTGCTCATATTAATAATGCAGGTATTGTAACCTTCTTTGGATGGACAAATGCTGGTGCTGGATATACTTCTAGTGATACAGTTAATATCACATTCTCTGATCCATCATTTACTTCTTCTGGAACATTCCTCTTTAATGAGATAGTTACTGGAGGAACTAGTGGAACTACTGCAAGAGTAAGAACTTGGAATGGTTCTACTAATATTCTTGAGGTTGCTTCTGTTGATGGAACATTCACTGTAGGAGAGACACTAACTGGTGGCACATCAGGTGCTTCTCGTGTATTAAGACTCCGTGATCTTGATCCAGATAATGTTGAATTTGCTGATAATTATAATATAGAAACGGAAGCTGATGATATTTTGGACTTCAGTGAACAAAATCCATTTGGTACACCCTAAATAAAATACTAGGAATCTAACTATGTTTGAATATTTTTATAACGAAATAATGAGGAGGACCATCATTGCGTTTGGTACTCTGTTTAATGGAATTACTATTAAGAATGAAGGTTCAGTTCTTAGAGTGCCTTTGGCATATGGTCCTATCCAAAAGTTTTTAGCAAGGATTGAACAATCTCCAGATTTAAATAAACCAACAGCAATAACATTGCCAAGGATGTCATTTGAGTATACTGGAATGACATATGATCCTACAAGAAAATTAACTCAAACTCAACAGATAGTTGTAAAGAATCCTGCAGACGGAACAGATACTAAGAAGCAATATATGCCTGTTCCTTATAATATGCAATTTGAATTAGGCATCATGTGTAAATTAAATGATGATGCACTTCAAATAGTAGAACAGATATTACCATATTTCCAACCATCTTATAATTTAAGTGTAGAATTGGTTTCATCAATTAAAGAGAAAAGAGATATACCTGTGGTATTAGAAAATGTTACTATGCAAGATGATTATGAAGGGGATTATGAGAGAAGAAGAGTTCTCCTTTATACAATGAGATTTACTGCTAAGACATATCTCTTTGGCCCTGTTTCCAGTGCAAGCAAGGATATCATCAAGAAGGCAACTGTTCATTACACTGCTGGTGGATCCAAGTCAACAGAAAGAGATGTTACTTACTCTGTTACTCCTCGTGCTATTAAGGACTATACTGGTGATGTACTGACTAATCTTACTCAAGATATTACTGCAACTGCTAGAACTATGGAAGTCACTGATGGTACTTTAGTAACTGCAGAGAAGTATATACAATTGGGTGATGAGGAAATTTATGTTAAGTCTATTACTGGTAATAAACTAACTGTTAAGAGGGCTCAAGATGGTACAACTGCCACTGAACATCTTAATGGTGCAGAAATTCTTGGTATTAATAAGACTGGAACAGAAGATAATGTATTGGTTGAGGAAGGTGATGACTTTGGATTTAGTGGAACTTACACATGAAAATGACTAACTTAGATGATGCCTTTAATATTACAGGGGAGGTGGTAAAAACCGAAACCGTAGGTATTACACCTGAACAAAAACCTGATAGACTTACTAAGTCAGATATTGAAAAAGATTATGATTATACAAGAGGCAATTTATACTCTATCATTGAGAAAGGACAAGAAGCAATTAATGGAATTCTTGAACTTGCTCAAGAAAGTGAAATGCCAAGAGCATATGAAGTAGCAGGACAGTTGATTAAGAGTGTTTCTGATGCGACTGATAAGTTGATGGATCTTCAGAAGAAACTGAAGGATGTGGAAGAAGAGAAGCAATCTAAAGGACCATCTACTGTTAACAATGCATTATTTGTTGGATCAACTGCAGAACTATCTAAACTATTAAAGGCTCAGAGTCAAAAAGAAGATAAATAAGTCAGGGAGAGGAATCCCAAAGTACTTTTAGTATCCATAAAATGTCGGACTCGTTACCGTCGATAGATGACTTCCTTGAAAAGGAATTACCATCAATCGATGAGGTTATAAAAGAAGAAAATCTACCCTCAGTTGATGAGTTCATTGAGAAGGAAGAAGTAGAAGAAATTGTTGAAGAAGTAGAAGAACCTGTAGAGGAAGTACCAGAAACACAGGATCTTACTGAAGTATTACACCTTATTAATGCTGTAAGAAGAGATATACCCCAAATTCCTGAGATAAAATATTATGATGAGGAACTAAAAGATCTTGCTGTAAGGATTCAGAATGTAAAAGAAGGAATTCCAGAAGTTCCTGAAGTAAAGTATTATGATAGAGAAGTAGAAGCAATATGTGAAGAGATAGACAAGGTAAGGACTGAAATTAAGGATTTACCTGAAGTTAAGTATTATGATGAGCAAGTAACAGGTATTGAAGATAGAATTGATAGTCTTCAACAAGATCTGATTAATCTTCCTGAAGTTAAGTATTATGATAAGGAAATAGAAGCAATATGTGAAGCTATTGATGGTGTTAGAGCACAAATTCCAACTTTTCCTAAATGGGTTAATGAAGTTAATGAAGTTCCTGATTTTTCGTGGATTGGGAAGACTTTTAGTGTAATTGATGATGATTTTGTAAAAGTTGGTGATAATATCAAAGATTTGCGTGATAGGTTCGATGCAGACTTTAAAGATCTTAGTGAAAGTTTAGATACTAAGGATTTTGAGAAAAGAGTCCAAATTGATGAAATAAAGGAAGATATTAAGGAAACAAATGAGAAAATCTTTAAAGAGTTAAAGGAGGCTGCTATTAAGATTTGGTCTCATCATGATATGTTTAAGGATGATGATCGAAAACTAAAAAAACAAGTTTTAAGTAAATTAAACGAAACTAAACAAAAAATTGAAGAAAAGATACTTGATGCTAGGACTAAGAGTTATGAAGAGAATAAAGTCCTTGAAAAATATTTTGAAGGACTACAAAAAGAAATTGCTTCTCTCCCTGAAGTAAAATATTATGATAATCCTATTAGAGACCTAAAGAAAGAGGTTTCAAAATTGGATGAAAAGGTAGTAACAAAATTGGATGATACTACCCTTAATATTGCGGAATTATATAAATTAGTTGGAGAAATAAAAGCAACTCAACAACAACTTCATGAAGGTATTCTTGCTGCTAGTCCTGATGAAAAAATAAAGGAAGCAACTGATAAGTTTGTAACTGTTCAAGATTTACAAAGAAACTATAAATTATTTGTAAATAATGTACAGCAGCAAATGGCTGCATGGGGTGATGGTGGTGAAGTAAATCTTCAGTACATGGATGACATTACTGGTATTGCTACCAATATCAGTGCTTATGATGGAATGTTTCTTACCATTGATACTTCTCAATCTGGGGCAGAAACAGGTAAGAAATTTAAGTTTGCAAGTGTAAGTGCTGGAAGTACTGCATGGGAAATTAATTCTACTGGTATTGTTACTACATCGAGTGTTGGTATAGGAACTACCAATGCTTCTACCGAACTCTATGTTAAAGGTGATGCTACTATTACTGGTGACCTTAACGTTAGTGGAGATATTTCTTACGATGAACAAACTGCACGAAATTTAAATGTAACTGGTATTGCTACTATTCACACATTGGGTGTAACTAGTACCACTACAACTCAGGATCTTGCAGTTAGTGCTGGTGCTACTGTCACTGGTGCTCTTACTGTTAGTGGAACAACTGCACTAATTGGTGTAACCACTGTTGGCATTCTTACTTCATACGAATCTATTAGTATAGGGTCTACTAATCTCTTTACTGAAATAGAAGGAAAAACATCAATCGGACTCGTACTAGCACTAGCATGAAATCACTCAATCAATTTATCGAAGAAGCAGCAAAAACTGTTAAAAAGGAAGAAGAAAAAATTCCTAAATGCCCAGATGGACAGTATTATGACCCTAAATTAAAAAGATGTGTTATAATGCCTCCTAAGTATGGAGGGAGATTCTGGGGTGGTACATTTCACAAACCAACAAATGGCAACGGTAACGGAAGTTCTAACGGACATGGGAATGGCACGAATGGTAATGGAACTTCTACTAATGGTAATGGTAGTAATGGGCATTCTAATGGCGGTGGGAATGGCTCTAATGGGTCCTAGAACTAAATAATTAAGCTCGAAATTTAAAATATGAAATTTTTACTACCACTTAATGTTGAAATTCCTTCTACTAATGGGGAATTTAAAGCTGGTCTAATGTTCAGAGAAAGTCTGGATGAAGACAGTGGTATGTTCTTTATGTTTGATAGTATTGACTATCATTCATTTCATATGCAGAATACAACCATCCCTCTAGACATTGCTTTTATTGATAAGTGGGGTATAGTTGAGAGTATCAAGGAACTAAAACCTTTATGTAAAGAACCTGTAGGTTCAGATCATCCAGTCCTATTTGCACTGGAAGTTAATAGAGGTTGGTTCAAAGAACATAATGTAAAAGTAGGTGATAAAGTTATTAGTGAAGATGTTGCTATTGAGGATTCTGATGGAAATATTTTTGCAGATGTCATAGACATTGTAAAACCAGAACCTCTAAGACCAACACCTCCTAGTATTCACTATGTGTCAGAAGCAACAAGACTTCCTAATTATCAAAAAGTTGGAAATATAATTTCAACTGCTTTGGCTTGGCGAGGAAAGAATTACATGGTACAAATGTTTTTCCCACAAGTCAAAAAACCATCACGCAGAGAAGTTCAGGATCAAGTGAGAAAAGTGTATCCTGGTGCTAAACTCTGGTCTTACCAA